CATAGCACGTTCAATACTCTTCTGGAAATGACTGCATCATTTACCTATGAGGAAGCACCTGGTAAAGAGATGAAACTGATGATCCAGGAGACCACCACAGGCACCGCTGTGGGGTTCATCAAACTTGGTTCTCCCATCATCAACTCCAAACCCCGTAATGAGTGGTTAGGAGGGGTTCCAGACCTCACCATCTTTAATAAGCGTGCGATCATGGGATTCATCATTGTTCCCACTCAACCGTTTGGGTTCAACTATCTTGGTGGTAAACTTCTATCATTGATCTGTTGTAGTCATGAAGTTCGTGAGATGTTGAATGAGAAGTACAATACAGAAATGTGTTTGTTTGAGACAACATCGTTGTATGGTAATATCAAAGGTACCAGTCAGTATGATGGTCTAAAGCCATATCTTCGTTATCGTGGAGATACAGAATCTAAGTTTCTGTTGACTCTTCCAGACTTTATCTATCATGATCTGAGTAAGTGGTTTATTGAAAGGAATGGTGGTCCTTTGATTCATAAAGGTGCTTCTAGTCGTAAACTCAAGATTCAAACCAAGATGATTTCTATCATCAAGAATTCACTCAAACAATATTATCCAGATCTATACACAGAGTTTGTTGCATTCATTAAAGCTAAACAGGATGTGACAACACAGAAACGTTTTTATATGTCTGACTATGGATATGAAAATGCTAAAGATGTTATACTTGGTAAAACTGAAACACTAATTCCAAACAAACAAAACTTTGATAAATTTTATCTAGAAAATATGGTACAATGGTGGAAACGAAAAGCTTCTAATCGTTACCAAAAACTTGTTAGTGAAAATTATCTGAGAACAGATATTGAAGTTTGGAATTCTAATACTATGAACACTATTGACATTATCAGATGACTCTTACCAAATTTTTAACTGACCAAAAATTTGAAAAGACTATACGAATTTTAGTCTATCCAAACATTACATTTTCAAAAGATCTAACTAAAGATAGTTATATTAAAGTGATCGCAAATATGATCACTGAGATTAATAAAATTCGTACTGACTTATTTTTTTATCTGGTCCTTCCAAAGGCTTTGGAGATACTAAATTTTCATAATACTAAATTTATTATTATGAAAGGAGGACCAACATATCCTCCTACGATGCGTTCGCACTTTGATGTAGAAAATTTTAAGAAACTAATTACTCATGATCTTGATATTGATTTAGTATTCTCTCATCTTCCGGAACATACACATGCTATTAAGAATACTATTAGTAATGTAACTCACCATAGCCCTTCTTACTTTGGATATTGTCACTGGTTTGATCTCAAAGAAGTTGTTGCATGGAGTCAACCAAGTTTCAATCAAAATATTCTTGGACTACTTGAGATGGAACGTTGTTATCTCAATACACAGAGTCAAAAAAATCTTGTATTAAATCAAGCTTCTGAAGTATTCAACAAAGGAACTATTTCTAAACTTGATGATATTTTAGTTCCTCATCACTTAGGGGTAAAAGAATCTGATATTGTAGATCCAAATACAAATACCGATAAATTAATTGTTTTTAATCACAGACCTGATACATATAAAGACTTCAATAACTTTATGAAGGTTCTGGAGTCTCTCAGAGAGGTTAGAGAAGACTTCACTGTGTGGATACCATTGTTAGAAAAATCAGATAAGGATTGGATTACTACTGAGAAATATAATAATGAACGTTATTACAAAAAACTTCAACAATGTAGAGTCGGATTTTCTCCAAAACAAGTTTATGGTGGATGGAGTGTTTCAACTACAGATGGTGTTATGAATGGTTGTCCATATATTATGTACGACGCTGATTACTATCAAGAACTAAATCCAACTGCAGATTTCTTTACTGAAAATTCTACCGCTGTAAATCTTTTGAATAAGTATCTAGATGATCCTGGATATCGTAATGAGATGTCTGTCAAGTCTCAATCTTATTTACGTGAAAATCTTATCTATACTGCTGAAATTAAAAACATAAGTGATTATATAGATGATATGATTAGTCGTCAAAAATATATTCAATCTGATGTAACTGAAAGACTTATTTCATTTATTAAAAAGAAAGGTCAACTTACTAAACTAGAATTATTTAATTCAGACGAAACTAATCTTGGTTGGGGTAGGGGAATTAAGTTTGGTCCCTACCGGAGAGCTTTGCTCAATCATAAAAATATCTATGATACAATAGATTCTACTCCTTATTATTGTTGGATTGATGAAGTGTGAAGTAAGTATGTATAAAGCAGGTACTGTTTTTAAAGAACAATACATTGCGAGAGATTATGAAGACGCTAGGAAGATTGCAACTGCACGTAATCCTGGTGTCACAATTATTAGTGTTACTGCTGTATTTAATTAATGGAACTCAAAGACTGGCTCAATTCAATCAATCAATCCAAAGTGAATATTCTTGATGAAAATTTTGGATTGGAAAAAGAATATCCTCCATTTATTATTAACAAGTGTATGTCTGGTTTCATTGATACGATATTGATTGCCAATGAAATGAACATTCATCCAGATCTTTCAAAAAAGATGCAATATGATTTTTTTATAAATATTGTCAGGCCGAGGAAAAGATTTTCTCCTTGGATGAGAAAAGAAAAACATGACACTTTAGATCTCATCAAAAAATACTATCAGTATAATGATGAAAAAGCCAGAAGTGCTCTTAAAATTCTAACGGAAGATCAAATTGACTTTATTAAACAAAAAATGAACACTGGAGGAAAACAATGAGTGAAGATCTAGAGTACAAATGGTCATCTGACCAAATGATTGAAGTCACTCTAAAGGAACCAGATGACTTCCTTAAAGTAAGAGAAACTCTAACACGTATTGGAGTGGCATCTCGTAAAGAAAAAAAGATTTATCAGTCTTGTCATATCCTACATAAACAAGGTAAATATTACATCGTTCACTTTAAAGAGTTGTTTGCTCTTGACGGTAAGAAAGCAAATCTTTTTGTGAATGACATTCAACGCAGAAATCGTATTGCTCAACTACTTAGTGATTGGGGTTTGATTACTCTTGTTACTTCTGAAAAAATTTCTGATGCTGCTCCTTTGAGCCAGATTAAAGTCCTATCCTACAAGGATAAGGGAGAGTGGACTTTAGAGAGTAAGTATAATATCGGTAAAAAGAAAGTAACACCTCAGTCTGTATAACCGTCGTCGTCATCATCATATCTAGCATAAGCAGACATGATTTTGGATTCTTGTCGAGTATATGCGTCGGGGTCTGAATAAATTTCTGCTTCTAGGGCATCAACCAAAGACTTAAGATTTTTGTGGATTAGTTTGAGTCTTTCACGGTCCATAATTTCCTCTTATTTTTTACTATCTATAAAAAAAGGGGAGAACTTAATCTCCCCTTGGGTAAAATTATACTAGTATTTTTTTACATATTCGTTTACATTCTGGTTGATTCAAAGAATCACATTCAACTAAACATTCATAATAATCATTTAACCTATTAGTTTCATCCTCCAAAATATTAATGTTACTTTCCAATGAATTCATTTTATTTTCAATCCTAAATTTTCTAGGGTTGTTTTCGAAATGTCGCCATCCATTCAATTGGGATCGGGATAATAGATTGTGCATTGTAATACCTCCAGTTGTCGTATATAATATAGAAACATTTTAGACGATAGTAATACCTTTAATTCTATACTATATAGGTTACTTTGTGTTAGTTTACTAACATTTATTGCATTTTTACAAAAAGACAAAAAAAGAGAAGGTTTGCAACCTTCTCTGTTAAGTAAGTTTATCACTTGATATAAGGTTTACCACGATAGCAGAATGTGCCATGGGTTTCCTTGGATTCTACACAACGTGTACTATACTCAACACCACGATATGAGGTGTGAAGAACTTGTGCGTCGTGAAGAGCAGATGCTTTGTTGATCTGCTTCTTGATCATGTTTAGTGTGTTCATTGTCAGTCTCCTGAAGTTAGGGTTTTTAATCCCCGTTCCTTCAGTCGTGTGCGTCCCAATAACACTCAGGGGTAGATTCCTTTACGGTCTCTATTAACTCTACCTTAAAAGCATTTGAGATATTCTCATTTGCTTTCATCTTAAGCATGATTGTATCAGCTTGTTGGCATGTGAGTGATGAATAGAATAATAGTTCTAGCATGGGATGAACGGCTCCGTTCCGCGACTTACTTGCGTCCTCCTTACGGGGGATGAACGTATGATCCATTATAGACCATCATACTCTATTTAGTCAAGTTATAAATAATATTGTGTCTTTCGTGCGGCACACTCTACATTCGGAAAATACCATTTGATGGTACGGGTTTCGCACCGTACCATTTTTTATGTTTTGCTATAAATAAATTCGATTGCCTTCGGGGATCACACAAAAAACTCGCTTAATAAGGAGAATAAAATGACGGGACTTACACGTTACACGTCCAGTGACATGGGCAAAATTCTTGATGCTGTAGGAAAATATAGTATTGGACTTGATGATGTTTTCCACAGGTTACATTCATATGGTATGGATAATCCTGGTGGTTCATATCCTCCATATAATATTGTAAAAGAATCAAACATCAAATGGCGCATTGAACTAGCACTCGCCGGATGGTCTAGAGATGAGATTGAAGTTACTACAGAATCTAATGTTTTGATCATCAAGTCTAAGTCTGCAAAGAATGATAATGAAAACGAGTATATGCATCGTGGAGTAGCAACTCGAACCTTTGCTAGAGGTTTCAACTTATCGGATGATGTTGAGGTTGGAGAAGTTAAATTTGATAATGGTATGTTGGTGGTTGGTCTAAAGAAAATTATTCCAGATCATCAAAAATTAAAAATATATGATATTGAATAAATAGAATTGAATATCGTCGCCGCAATGGGGGTAACTGGCAAAAACCAGTTGACACCCCCATTTTTTTATGTTATGATATCCGAAACCAGGAACAACCTATGAACTTGCATGTGATTGAACTGATCAATAATTCTTTCATTATTGCTGATGTCGAAGATCTAGATGAAGAACCATCTTGTTATCTAAAAAATTGTAGAGAAATTTTAGAAAACGGAGATGACATAGAACTAAAAAAATGGCCCAGATATACTGATGAAGTAGATACATTAATCCATTCAAATAGAATTGTTACAATTTCAGAACCATCTGAAGAACTCGTTACACGTTACAAGAAGATTATTAATTCATGAATTTTTACACCAATGTTCAACTCGTAGGAGATCAAGTTCTCTATCGTGGATATGAAAATGGTGAACGTGTGATGTATCGCGATAGGTTTTCTCCTGTCTTGTTTGTCCCTTCTCCAAAGGAAACTAAGTTCAAAACTCTGGATGATACCTATGTAAAATCTATTAAATTTAGTGGTGCTCGTGAAGCAAGAGATTTTATAAAAAAATATTCTGATGTACAAAACTTTGATGTATATGGATACGAAAGATTTTTGTATCAATATATTGCTGATAAGTATCCTCAAGATGAGATCAAATTTGATATGTCAAAGATGAAAATCATCACTCTTGACATTGAGGTTGAGTGTGAGAATGGTTTTCCTGATGTTGAATCTGCTGTAGAATCTTTGTTGTGTATTACAATCAAAGATTTAAATACGAAAAAACTTATTGTGTGGGGAACTCGCGAGTTTGAAAATACTCGTGATGATGTTGAGTTTGTTTACTGCCATGGAGAAAAAGATCTATTAGAAAAATTTCTTGGTTATTGGATTCAAAATACTCCAGACATTGTTACTGGTTGGAATGTATATCTATATGATATACCATATATTTGTCGTCGTATTGAACGTGTTCTGACCGAGAAACATATGCGTTCTTTATCTCCATGGAATCTAATTAATTGTCGTGAGTTTGTTGTACAAGGACGTAAACAAATTGCTTATGATCTTGGTGGTGTTTCTTGTTTAGATTATCTAGATCTTTATAAGAAGTTTACTTATACAAATCAAGAGTCTTATCGATTAGATCATATTGCATTTGTAGAACTTGGTCAGAATAAACTAGATCATAGTGAGTATGAAAACTTTAAAGCTTTCTATACTGGAAACTGGCAAAAATTTGTTGAGTATAACATTCTTGACGTAGAACTTGTTGACCGTATGGAAGATAAGATGAAGTTGATTGAACTTTGTCTAACGATGGCATATGACGCAAAAGAAAATTATGAAGATGTATATTCTCAGGTAAAGACATGGGATAATATTATTTTTAATTATCTTAAAAAATCTAATATTGTTGTTCCTCCTAAAACTTTTAATAGAAAGGATGAATCTTTTGCTGGTGCATATGTCAAGGAACCGATTCCTGGAAAGTATGATTGGGTTGTGTCTTTTGACCTTAACTCTCTCTACCCTCACCTTATCATGCAATACAATATATCACCAGAAACTTTGATGGATGAAAAACATCCGAGTGTGACTGTAGATAAGATTCTTTCGCAACCAGTTGTGTATGATGAGAGATATTCTCTTTGTGCAAATGGTGCTCAGTATCGTAAAGATTTTCAGGGGTTTCTTCCGAAACTTATGCAGAAGATGTATAACGACCGGGTTATCTTTAAAAAGAAAATGATTACTGCAAAACAACAGTATGAGAAAACTCCTACTGTTGAACTGACGAAAGAGATTTCTCGTTGCAATAACATCCAGATGGCAAAGAAGATCTCTTTGAACTCTGCTTATGGTGCTATTGGTAATGAATATTTTCGTTATTTCCGAATTGCTAATGCAGAAGCTATTACTCTGTCTGGTCAAGTTTCTATCAGATGGATTGAATATAAAATGAATACCTATCTAAATAAACTGTTAAAAACGGAGGATGTAGACTATGTTATTGCTTCTGATACTGATAGTATCTATCTTAATATGGGTCCTGTGGTTGAAAGTATATACGGCGGGAGAAAGGCGTCTGATGAAAAGATTGTTAATTTCCTTGACAAGATCTGTCAGATGGAACTTGAAAAGTATATTGAAAGTTCTTACCAAGAATTGGCGACCAAAGTAAATGCATACGATCAGAAGATGCAGATGAAAAGGGAGAACATTGCTGATCGTGGAATTTGGACTGCTAAGAAGAGATATATTCTTAATGTGTGGGATAGTGAAGGTGTTCGTTATGATAAACCAAAACTAAAAATTATGGGATTGGAGACTGCAAGATCTTCAACTCCATCTTTCTTTAGAGATAAACTCAAGAAAGCTTTTACTATTACTATCAATAATACAAATGATGATTTGATTAATTTTATTGAGTCGGTTAGAAAAGAAACTAAAAAACAAGAAATTGTAAATATTTCTTTCCCACGATCATTAAATAATTTGGATAAGTATAGAAGTTCTGCTGATTTATATAAGAAGGGAACTCCTATCCAGGTTCGTGGTGCTATTTTATATAATCATCACATCAAAACAATGAAATTGCAAAATAAGTATCCTATGATTCAGGAAGGTGAAAAAATTAAATTTCTTTATCTAAAGACACCAAATCCTTTTGGTGAAAATGTGATTGCTTATTTTCAAACTTTACCCAATGAGTTTAAACTAGATAAGTATATTGATTATGATCAACAGTTCGAGAAGAGTTTTCTCGAACCTCTAACTAAATTCTGTTCTGCAATTGGTTGGTATGTGGAGAAAAGAGGTTCACTTGAATCTTTCTTCGTTTAATGTTAAAATGTTTTTTTATTAGGAGTAACTTATGAGTTTTATCAAATCTGTAATTTCTGAACTGGATAATGAATATGCATCCGTTGTTGAGGATGGTGTTGTTTCCGGTGATTGTGATAATTTTATTGATACTGGTTCTTACATTTTCAATGCTTTATTGAGTGGTAGTATCTACGGCGGACTACCAGCAAATAAAATTACAGCTCTTGCTGGAGAATCTAGTACAGGAAAAACTTTCTTTGCATTATCTATAGTTAAATATTTCTTAGAACAAAATCCTGATGGTGAAGTTATATATTTTGAATCTGAATCTGCAATTACAAAATCTATGATGAAGGAGAGAAATATTGATATCTCTCGTATTGGACTTGTTCCTGTGACTACTGTACAGGAGTTTCGTACACAATCAATTAAGATTGTTGATGAATATGTAAAAATAAAAAAACAAGATAGACCTCCATTGTTATTTGTTTTGGATAGTCTTGGAATGCTTTCCACTACAAAGGAAGTTCAAGACGCCACGGACGGTAAAGAGACCCGTGATATGACGAGAGCTCAAATTGTAAAGTCTATCTTCAGAATTCTTTCTCTCAAACTAGGGACCGCAGGCATCCCTCTGATCGTCACGAACCATACGTATGATGTTGTGGGGTCCTATATGCCCATGAAGGAGATGGGAGGAGGGTCTGGACTCAAGTACGCCGCTTCTACAATTATCTTCCTATCAAAATCCAAAGAGAAAGATGGTACTGAAGTTGTGGGTAATATTGTTAAGTGTAAGACATACAAGTCACGTTTCACAAAAGAAAATTCTTTAGTTGAAACTCGTTTGTTTTATGATAGTCGTGGACTTGACAAGTACTATGGACTTTTAGAACTTGGTGAAAAATATAGTATCTTTGTTAAGTCTGGTGGACGTTATGAAATTAATGGAACTAAGATCTATGGCAAAACAATCTTGTCAGAACCAGAGAAGTATTTTACTCCAGATATTATGCAAGCTTTAGATGAATGTGCTAAAAAGGAATATAGTTATGGTTCATTTGAGTGATCTTTTACAAGTACGTGAAAATGTACTTAGTAAAATTGAATGTGATTTATTAATTACCACATTTGAGTCTTCTCCTGAGATTGAATCTATTAACAATAGTGGCACTCCAAAGTTTTCTCAATTTAATCTTACACAAAATATAAAAACACGACCACCACAAGTGCAATCTTTACATAATAAATTAGTAAAGATTGTAGTTACGCATAGAGATCAGTATTACAAATTTGTTGATAAAAGATGTTTTCCACAGAAACATGCTTTTGAACAGTTTAGAATCAAAAGATATCTTACTGATAATGATGATAGATTTGATACTCACGTTGATGTAACTGATTATGAATCTGCTAGAAGATTTTTATCTTTCTTCTGGTATCTGAATGATGTTGCTGAGGGTGGTGGGACTGAGTTTGATGATTTGACAATTCAACCAAAGACTGGTACTATGGTCATGTTCCCTCCCCTATGGATGTTTCCTCACCGAGGTCATAGACCTATCAGTAATCAAAAGTATTTGTTAAGCACCTATCTACATTACGTATGAAATTTGAACATAAAATTCTTTCTAGTCTTATCTTTGATGGGAATTATATGAGGAAAGTAATTCCTTTTATCCAGGATACTTACTTTGATGTATTTTCGGAAAGAATTATTTTCACTGAAATTAATGACTTTGTAGTTAAGTATGATGATCTTCCTACTAAATCTGTTCTAGAGATTCAAATTCAAAATCGTGATGATTTGTCTGAAGAAATATTTAATGAATGTATTAAATGTATTAGAGATCTTTATGAAGAACAAACTGATGAAAATTGGTTATTAGATACTACTGAAAAATGGTGTAAAGAACGTGCTGTTTATCTTGCTTTGATGGAATCTATCAAGATTTCAGATGGTAAAGATAAAACTAAAAATCGTGATGCAATTCCTAGTATTCTTTCTGAAGCTCTAAGTGTATCTTTTGATGATCATGTAGGTCATGATTATTTTGGTGATGCAGATGCTAGATATGAGTTTTATCATCGTAAGGAAGATAGGATTCAATTTGATCTAGATATGCTTAATAAGATCACTAAGGGTGGTCTTCCACGTAAAACTTTAAATATTGCTCTTGCAGGAACTGGTGTTGGTAAGTCACTTTTCATGTGTCATCATGCAGCTGCATGTTTATTGCAAGGACAAAATGTTTTGTACATTACACTGGAGATGGCAGAAGAAAGAATTGCAGAACGTATTGATGCAAACCTATTCAACTTAGATATCAAAACTTTGGTTGATCTTCCCAAACCAATGTATGATACCAAGGTTAATAAGTTGTTGAAGAAAACTCAAGGACGACTTATCATTAAAGAGTATCCTACTGCTAGTGCTCATGAAGGACATTTCAAGAGTCTTCTTAATGAACTATCATTGAAGAAAAGTTTTTCTCCTGATATTATTTTTATTGATTACTTAAACATTTGTTCTTCGAGTCGATTCAAAGGTAGTATCGTTAATTCATATACGTTTGTAAAAGCAATTGCTGAAGAACTTAGGGGTCTTGCGGTTGAATATAATGTACCAATTGTATCTGCAACTCAGACTACTCGTTCTGGTTACGGTAGTTCTGATGTAGATATCACTGATACCAGTGAATCTTTTGGTCTACCTGCAACTGCTGATCTCATGTTTGCTCTTATTTCCACAGAAGAACTTGAGGAGATGAATCAAATTATGGTGAAACAACTTAAGAATAGATATAATGATGGTGCAATCAATAAAAGATTTGTGATTGGTATTGACAGATCCAAGATGAAGTTGTATAATTTAGAGGACAGTGCTCAAATGAACATTGTTGATTCTGGTCAGGAAGAAGATTACACTGATCGGTTAGATAAAAAATTCCGTAGTTTTGAAGGTTTTAAAGTATGACACAAACAATTAATTTTTTTGATCCAGACACTGGTGCCACACTAGAAAACGTTCCTGTGAATCAACCCACTAAAAAAGTAAACACTGATGCATACCTTGAGTTTGTAAATGCTGTTACATCCGATCAAAGTAAAAATGCTGATGCATTTGAATATCGTATTCAAGAACTTCGTGGAGAAGGATTTGAAACGCATCGACTTCTAACTGCTGCTGTAGGAATGTCTGCTGAGGCAGGTGAGTTTACTGAAGTTGTTAAGAAGATTATCTTCCAAGGCAAACCAGTAAATGAAGAGAATATGTTTCATCTGAAACGTGAACTTGGGGACATCATGTGGTATGTTGCTCAGGCATGTATGGGTCTCAATGTTTCTCTGGATGAAGTGATTGAGATGAATGTAGATAAACTCAAAGCACGATATCCTGGTGGTGAGTTTGATGTTCATCAGTCAGAGAACCGTAGACAAGGAGATGTATAATAATTCTAAACGGTCTGCATAAATACAAGTAAAAGTCGGTGGAGCGTATTCCTATGGCAATTACTATTCCCCCATCTGCAGTAAAGACTTTTGAGAAAGTCATGGGTGCATTGGGAGGAGAAGATTATTCTTACTATCTTTTTGATGTTAAGAATGCTAATGAAAATCCCAAAGCAAAGAAAGTTGTTGAGATGGTGGTCTATGTACCACAGTCAAAAAGAGTAACGGCAGCTGCTAATATTCAATCATCTCTTGATGGAGATGGGGTTAAAGCTAAAATATTAGAAAAAGAAACTGAGTTAGATGTATACTTAATAGGCGATGTAAAAAAATACATTAGAATTCTTGTAAAACCAAACGGATCAAAAGGATCTGGTGGTGGGTCTGCAGCAACAGCAATACAAGAATCAGCACAATGCGTATACGCTGCTATGAGATATTATTGTGGTGATAAGAAAATCTATACCGAAGAAGATCTTAAGTGTGGTCTGGACCATGTTGACATTGGTGGCACAAAACTAGAAGAAATTATGGGTCTTCCAAAAGAATGGAAGGTGGGATCTGTTAAGGGAGCAAATGAAATATTTGACAAGGTTGGTGGATCTGGATATAAATTTTTGAGAGGAGATAGGGATCTTGATGATGGAGCAATTAAAAAAGCATTTGGTAGAGTAAAGGGACAAACTAATCTCTCTTCGGAGGATAAGTGGAATCCTGCTGATATTTGGATGGTGAAGGAATCTGAGATTGTAGAGATTAAGAAGCATTTGGATGGAGAAAATACCATTGATTGTTTAAACAATGCACTTCTTCAAATGTTCAATGAGAAAAAATTGATTGGCATTTCTCTCAAAAAGATTGAGGGTGCGCCAAAGATGGATGCTAAAAATAATCAATCCGTTGCAGTTAGAAAGGCAAACGAAAAAGCAAAGTATGAAAAGTATGATCTCACATTTACTTCCTCTATGGATGTTTATCTCTATTATGGACCTGCCCAGTTTGATAAATTTCAAGCAAGAAATTTTGGTGGGTCTTCTAAAGGAGATTGGAAGTTAGAACTGAAAGGAAAATCTGCTGCTCAAGGAAAAGTTCAAGGTGCAGTTGTTATTGAACTTTTAAAAAATGCTGGATTCACAAACATAAATCAATTTAATATTCCTACCTGGGCAGAGTCTGATCCAAATGCAAGTAAATCAAAAGATATTACAATTGAGATCTATGATTTATTGAAAAAATATAATGCAAAAAAACTTGACCAATCGAAGAAAGAAGAAATAAATATGAAAGTAGAAATTGATACTCAGGATAAGTCTTGGAGATATAGTAAACTTGCTGGTTTAAGATTTTTAGATTGGTTGAACACAACCTGCAAAGATAAAGATATGGCAATGAAGGAACTTTATCTTTATGCTTCATCTCAATCAGATAAATCATCCGTCTATTACAAGTTACAATAACTAAACTGTCCACTCTACCCTCGACTCTACCCCACTCTGTCCTATAATAAGACCATGGCAAAAAACACACACCTAGAACACCTTGAAGATGACATCCTTAATCTTGGGAGTGAGGGTGGAAAATCTGCTATTGCTTTTTTGAAATCTCTTGGTCAGATGTTAACTCAGGGAGATAAAAATAAATCTTTGAATGTAACAACTAAATGGGATGGAGCTCCAGCAATTATATGTGGTATCGATCCTAGATGGGAAACTTTCTTTGTTGGTAATAAATCAGTATTTGCTAAAACTCAACCTAAGATTTGTTATTCTGAGTCTTCTGTAGATAAATATTATCCTACTAGTGGACTTAATCAAATCCTTAAAGATTGTTTGAAATATCTTTCACAGTTAAATATAAAAGGTGTTATCCAAGGTGATCTTTTATTCACTGAGAATACAAAAACAGTTACTAATGTTGGTGGAAAACGTTGTGTAACATTTACTCCTAATACTATTACATATGCAATACCGTTGGATACAGACCTTGGTCAACGTGTTAATTCTTCTAAGATTGGCATTGTGTTCCATACCACTTATTCTGGCTCTACTATGGAAGGGATGTCGGCCGGTTTTGGTGTTGATGCATCTCCTTATCAGGGGAACAAACATATTGCTGTTTTCTCTTCCGACTTCAACGACGCAAGTGGTAGTGCAAACTTTAACAAACAGGAACTAATCAAGTTTAATTCTGCAGTGAATCGTGCAGAAGGTTCTTTAAAACAAGCATCTAAGTTTCTTGATGTGATGAAAGGATCTGATCGTTATGCTTTCAATGCAATCTTTAAACAGTTCTTCAATACTTATATCCGTAGTGGTAGTACAATTCCTTCTGCTAATAAAGTAGTTACTGATTTTGCAAGATATTATTCTTCATTGATTGACAAAGAGATTGACAAAAAGAAAACAGATAAGGCAAAAGAGAAGTGGGAGAAAATGAAGAATGATGGTATGAAGTTTATTGCTGCAAACCAACGTTCTATCTACATGACTGCTGCAGCATATAAGAATCTATCTGTTGCTAAGATTATGATTGTCCGTCAGTTAGAGAAAGTAAAAGATATTGGTACATTTATTAAAGATGGAAATGGATATCGTGTTACAGCACCAGAAGGGTTCGTTGCAATTAAATCTGGACGTGCAACAAAACTAGTTGATAGACTTGAGTTTTCTGTTGCTAACTTTACTGTTGATAAGAATTGGGATAAATAGTTTATAGTCCAAAACTTGCTTTAATTTTAATGAAATCAATTAGCGACTTTTTTGGTGAAGCGAGGACCAAAGCAGGATTAGAAGCGGAAAAGAAAGGTCTTACACATACAGGAAAAGGATATTATTCAGATGGTAAAGGTAATATTGTTGCCAAGTCTGAAGGTGGTGGACAAAGATTATCATCAGTATCAAAATCAGAAGTTCAAAAGATGCAGAAGGGAGAACCTTTAACAGGTCCAAATTCTGTTGCAGATGTACAGACACTTCAACAATTTGCTGCAAAAGCAAAACAAGTACAACAGCAACCAGACTCAGAAACTCCTCCTACAGAAACTAAGAAGACTGAAAAGAAAGATGATGGTGATCAAGTTCCCCGTAATGAGGGTGGTGGATCTATTGTAATTACATTTGGTAGATTTAATCCTCCACACATCGGTCATTTAAAACTGATGGACAGAGTATCTGATGAAGCATATAAAGATGGTTCTGACTATATGATTTATCCAAGTCATAGTCAAGATGCAAAGAAGAATCCTTTTGATTTATCTACCAAACATAATGTGATGAGCACTATGTTCCCACATCATGCAAGTAATATTGCTGGTGATCCTGGGTCGGGTAAAAATATATTCGATGTATTAAAGGATCTCCATGGTAAAGGATATGATAATGTTAAAGTTGTAGTTGGTGATGATAGAGTAAAAGAGTTTTCTAATATTACCAGTAAGTATAATGGTAAGACTTATAATTTTGGTAAACTTGATGTAATTAGTGCTGGTGCTCGGGATGAAAAATCTGAAGATGTGGAAGGAATGTCTGCATCTAAAATGAGAAAGGCAGCGTCAGAAAATGATTATGATTCTTTTAAGAAAGGACTCCCTAAAGATTTAAAATCAAAAGAAGCAAAAAGCATTTATATGCAACTTCGTAAATCTATGAACATTGAAGAAGATCTATGGCAGATTGCTCCTAGATTAGATTATGAAAATCTTCGTGAAGAGTATTATAGAGAAAACATATATAATGTCGGTGATATTGTAGAGAGTTTAACTACTGGTGTTGTTGGAGAAATTATTGTTAGAGGTGCAAACTATGTTATCATCTTAGATGAAGAACAAAGAACCTTTAGACAGTGGTTAGATAATATTTGTGAAAAAGTTCATTATGAAGTTGGTACTGATGCTTATCGTATTGCATTGCAACAACTAACTCCTGGTGAGAAAGTACAGTCATTTACAGGTAAACCTGTACCTGAACCCGGAACTCCTCCAGTCACACAATCTGTAAAGAAAAAGACCACTAAATAGTACTAAAAAGAGAAAATCCTACTATGGACATTAATAACTTAGCTTCTTACATGAATCTTGAACCATCTCAGCTTATGCGTGCTGAAAGATGTGTAGAACAGGGTCTTGGCATGTATAATCGTGATGAAGAACTAACTGAAAACTATCTAAGAGAACATCTTGGTGGTTCAACTTTAAAGTATGCTATGCATCTTTTAGATGAAACTACTACATCATATATGGGTGTTCAAATCCATAATCAAAATGGTAAGTTTAGTGCCCCTACTGCTGGTGTATATAACTCTTCATCTAGACCAGAACTTAAAGCAAAAATTAAAGAGAAAGTTCTAAAGAAGAACGAGAGAGAAAATAAGAATGAAGAGGTTGAACTAGAAGAAGCTAGTATGAAACAGGCCCGCAAGAATGTTGGTGCCGATACTTGTTGGAAAGGATATAAAGCAAAGGGTACAAAAACTAAGAATGGAAAATCTGTTCCTAACTGTGTTAAAGAAGAAGACATCGATTTGGTTGCCAAAGAAGATGTAGAAGTAGAAGGATATCAACCACTTCCTAAAGAGAAGATGGCACGCCAGGCTAATAAAGCTTATGGTAAAGAACAGAAAGCAGTTTCTGTTGGTAACGAGAAAGAAACCAACAAACAGATGCAACGTAGAATTGCAATTCAGAATCCTGCAGGACGTAAGGCCAGTCTGAATAAAGAAGAAGTTGTTAATGAAGAGGGTGCAGATTCACTAAAGGATCGCCGCATGGAACGTGGTGGTGTTGATGGTAACAATCGTTATAACAAATCACCAGGTAAACCCAATACATTTGGTAAGAAACCATCGAGTGGGATGTCTGCTATGGATAAAGTAGTTGCCAAACTTAAAGCTAAACATGGTGACAATGCAATCATAGCAAAGAAAACTGTCAAAAATGAATCTGTAGAAGATCTAGAAGAAAAGAAAATGTCAAAAGCTGCTCATAAAAAAGCAGCTAAAGCTGGTAAGCGTTGGCAAGATTCTGATGGTGATGGTAAGTGGTATGAGCCTGGTCAAGATGTTAAGAAAGAAGACTATGATTCTGAATTGACAGAACAGTTTAATCTTCTTAAGGGTTATCTTTTTGAAAATGAAATTGCATCTACCGAAGAAGATGTACTAGAAGTATTTGAAAATATTACTGATGAAGAACTTGAGTATTGTCTAGAACAGGCACTAATTCAAATGAAGGGTAAGAAGAAAGGTAATGTTATCATTAACCCTGAGATTAAGAAAGTTACTGAAGAACAAGATCCTGATGCTTCTAAGAAACTGCAAGTTCAGAAAAGACAATTGATGCTTAACAAGCAAAAAATTAGACTTCAACAGAAAGCAACATCTGCAAAACAAACAACAGATATGCATACTGAAGAAAATCTTCAGGAAGTTGATGTAACAACTCGCGCTAATAATTTTGGTGCGGAGATTGAAAGAACTAATGTAAAACAAAAGAAAGAAAAGAAATCTTTAAAGAATTTCAAACAACTTTCTATGGGTGGTAAGACCACAACTGAAGCTGTTTATGGTGGTACTCCTGATAAGAAGGAAGCACCAAAGGACAATCGTATGGTTGTTACTAACGCTGATAAGAAAGCTAATACTAAAGCTTATCAAAATTATAAATCAGGTAATAAAAATTATAAAGCAGCTGATCATATGAGTTAAAACTTTGTAATCCGTCTAAATAATGCTGCTCATTATGATACTAAATCAATGCTTTCATTTTTACTTCCACTAGCATCAAAAATTATTTCCGATGCCGTTAATAAAATTCCAGAGAATGAAGAACTGGGTGAGAAACTTGTTGAGATCTGTCTTACTATTCTTGCTAAGGCAGTTAAGTTAACTAAAACTGATATGGATGATCAACTACTTGATGTTGTGCAAAAAGCAATTCTTGCTAGAAAATCTGAGTGAACATCAAAGGGGACTATACGTCCCCTTTGTTATAAATAAAGTATAGGATTATTAAATAACACGGAGTATACAATGCCTTTATACGGAAAGGATGATTCCACCACCAATCAAGCTAAAGTTGCTTTAGTTAGAGGAAATGGTTCAGGGTCTGTCGGAGAAACTATTGTTTTCGTTGATGAAACGGAAGCAGCACTTGCCGAGAATAAAGCACGTGGTATTACTGGTCCCGGTTGGTGGGCATATCGTACATACACCGATACATCTGGTAAAACTAGACATAAAGCAAACCATCTGATGGTTCTTGCTGATGCAGAAGCTAATTCTGGCGAAACTCTATCTGACGATACTATCGCAGCAGATGTAAGTGTAGTAATCGCGATCCAGACACAACCAGCAGATACTGCTGTTGCTGTTGGTGATGCTCTACAACTTGTTCTTGCCGCTACCGCTACTCCTCCTGGTGATGCCTCTGTTCTCACCTTCCAATGGCAGAAGAAGTCTGGTAAGAAATGGGCAAACGTTTCTGGTGCTACTGCCACAAC